CGAGGGCCTGCGGAACCTGTCTGCTCAAGTCGGCCTGATTCTGGACAGGCTCTGGACGGATGAAAATCTATGGCAGCCCTTCAAAACGACGTGAAGGCCTTTATCGTTCAGGCCTTGGCGTGCTTCGACACGCCTTCACAGGTTGTTGAAGCCGTCCAAAAGGAATACGGGTTATCGGTGACTCGCCAGCAGGTGGAGACGCACGACCCAACCAAGACATCAGGGAAAGGCCTGGCCAAGCGCTGGGTGACGATGTTTGAAGATGCCCGCAAGCGCTTCCGCGAGGAAACCGCCGAGATCCCGATTGCGAACCGAGCTTACCGCCTCCGCGCCATGAACCGCTTCGTGGAGAAGGCTGAGTCGATGAAGAACATCGGTCTCGCCATGCAGATCCTGGAGCAAGCGGCGAAAGAGACAGGCGATATGTTCGTCAACCGCTCCCGCAAAGAAGAGCCGGGAGACGAACCGGCCGTACCGACCCGTATACAGGTCGACGTAGTGGACGCGAGGAAGCCGAATGCCGAGCCTTAATGTCCCCCAGGCTCAGTTCCTCACGCTGCCTCACAAGTTTCGTGCGTTCGTTGCTGGGTTTGGCTCAGGCAAGACCTGGGTTGGGTGCTCGGCACTGAGCAAGCACTTCATGGAGTGGCCCGGCGTGAACGCCGGCTACTTCGCACCAACATATCCACAGATCCGGGACATCCTCTATCCAACCATGGATGAGGTGGCCTATGACTGGGGGCTGAAGACAAAGATCAATCAGGCGAACCACGAGGTTCACATCTACAGCGGTCGGCAGTGCCGCGGCACTGTCATTTGCCGGTCGATGGAAAAGCCGCAGACCATTGTCGGCTTCAAGATAGGCCACGCCCTGGTGGATGAGTTGGACGTGCTGACGTCGATCAAGGCGCAGCAGGCCTGGCGCAAGATCATTGCTCGGATGCGCTACAACTTGCCCGGGCTGAAGAACGGGGTAGACGTCACCACGACGCCGGAAGGCTTCAAGTTCGTCTTCCAGCAGTTCGTGAAGCAGCTGCGCGACAAGCCTTCGCTCAAGGATATGTATGGCCTGGTGCAGGCGAGCACGTTCGACAACGAGCTGAACCTGCCGGACGACTACATCGAATCACTGATGGAGTCGTACCCGCCTCAGTTGATCCTGGCGTACCTCAAGGGCCAGTTCGTCAACCTGACGTCCGGCACCATCTACACGGCCTATGACCGCAAGCTGAACCAATGTTTCGACACGGTGCAGCCCGGCGAGCCCCTGTTTATCGGGATGGACTTCAACGTCGGCAAGATGGCGGCAATCACCCACGTCAAGCGTGACCAGGGTCTGCCGCGCGCAGTGGACGAGTTGATGGACGGCTACGACACGCCGGACATGATCCGCCGTATCAAGGAGCGTTACTGGGAACACACCGGCAACGACTTCAGGAAAACCTGTGAGATCCGGATCTACCCTGACGCCTCAGGCGATTCACGCAAGTCGGTCAACGCCAGCCTCACCGATATCGCCATGCTCAAACAGGCCGGCTTCACGGTCATCGCGCCGGCGGCCAACCCGCCGGTGAAGGATCGGATCAATGCCATGAACGCCATGTTCTGCAACGCGCAGGGCGAGCGGCGTTACCTGGTCAACCCGTTTACCTGCCCGACATACGCCGACGGCCTGGAACAGCAGATCTGGGCGCCCAACGGCGAACCGGACAAGAGCCAAGGCAATGACCACGCCAACGACGGCGGCGGTTACTTCATTCACCGCGAGTACCCGATCGTTAAACCGATCACCACAATGAAAATGGGAGTCGCCCGATGACGGACGTCACTTTTACCCGTCCCGAGTACACGGCGGCGCGATACCGCTGGCGCTTGGTACGCGACGTCTGCAAGGGGGCGGAGACCATCAAGGCTGCTGGCGACCGTTATCTGCCGAGGCCCAACGCAGCTGATACCGGTGACGACAACAAGGCGCGCTACGAGGCGTACAAGAAGCGGGCAGTGTTCTACAACGCCACCGGCCGCACAAAGCACAGCCTCGTTGGCGCAGTTTTCCGCACCTGGCCAACGTTGACGGTGCCAGGCGCACTCGATTACGTAGCCAGAGATGTCGACGGACAGGGCGTGAGTGTCTACCAGCAATCCCAATCGGTGATTGGTCACCTGCTTGAAGTAGGCCGCCACGGGCTACTGGTGGATTACGCCGCAGTCGAGGCCGGAACGGTCAGCAGGGCGGACGAACTCTCCGGCCGAGCCCGGGCAAACATCGCCAGCTACACCGCAGAGTCGATCATCAACTGGAAGACTCGTCAGCTCGGCGGTCAGCATCTGCTGAGCCTTGTCGTGCTGCGTGAGACGGTAGATGTCGACACAGATGACGGCTTCGGCAGTGAGCAGGTTGTTCAGTACCGCGTATTGCGCCTGGATTCTACCGGGATGTACACGCAGGAAGTCTGGAAGGAAGGGGCGAGCGAGACCGCTCAGGTTGTAGCCCCATTCACGCCGCTCAATGGTTTGGGTCGGCCGTGGAAGGTGATCCCGTTCCAGTTCGTTGGCAGCGAAAACAACGACACCACCATCGACGATGCCCCGCTGTACGACATGGCCGAAGTGAACATCGGACATTACCGGAACAGCGCGGATTACGAAGAGGCTGCTTACTTGGTGGGCCAGCCTCAGCCATGGATGGCAGGCCTTGATGAACAGTGGCGCGACCATATGGAATCGAACGGAATTTTCCTTGGGTCCCGCGCGCCTTGGCTACTCCCGGTCAGCGGTACTTGCGGCGTCTGGCAGGCCCAGCCGAATACGGTCGCCAAGGAAGCCATGGACGCGAAGAAGCAGGACATGGTTTCACTCGGTGCCCGGCTGATCGAACGTGGCAGTGCGGTGAAGACCGCGACCCAGGCCGACAACGACAGCGCCGCCGAGCACAGCGTTCTCTCCCTGGTAGTGAGCAACGTCAGCGAGGCGTACAGCCAGTGCTTGGAATGGATGGCTGAGTTCGTTAATGCCCCGGGCGAAGTGGTTTACAAGCTCAACCAAGACTTCAGCCAGATCAGTCTGGACGCGACGATTCTCGCGGCGCTGTTCAATGCAGTACAGGGCGGCAAGCTGCCGGAAGGCGACTTCTGGCAGTACCTGCGCGATCGCGGCGTGATCAACCCAGAGAAGACGGACGACGACATTCGGGGCGAGCTTGAAACGCAAAGCGCTGGGCCTGACCTGGATGATGACGAGGCGAAACTAAATGGCGGCAAACCAAGCAATCCTTGACGCCACCATTCGGCACGCTGTTTTTCTGGAGCAGTTGAAGTCGGGAGAGGTGGAGAAGTTCGCACCTTTCCTGAGGGAGATCGATCGGTCTATCCGTGATCGACTGACCCGGGCGGACCTGACGGATTACACCGTCGCCCGCCTGGAGCGGCTGCTGAGCGAGGTCGATAGCCTGCTGCTGGGCGTCTTCGACCGCTATAGCGAGAAGCTGAACCTTGATCTGGTGGACATCGCCAAGTATGAGGCCGAGTTCGAAGCGACAAGCCTAACCCGGGCAGCACCGGTTGGAGTTACTTTCGACGCGGCGGTGCCAGGCGCCGCTGCAATCAGGGCGGCAATCCTCACCAATCCGCTAAGCGTGCGCGGTGTGGACGGTGGGAAGCTGCTCAAGTCGTTCATTGATGGCTTCACTGCAACTGAGCGGCAACGCGTCATAGGCGCGATCCGGCAGGGCTTCTTCGAAGGCCAAACCAACTTCCAGATCATCAAGAACATCCGTGGGACCAAGGCTCTCAAGTACAACGACGGCATCCTGGCTACGACCAACCGGAATGCCGGCGCCATAGTTCGGACGGCAGTGCAGCATGTCGCCACTCAGGCGCGTATGGAGACGCTAAAGGAAAACAGCGATGTCGTGCAGGCGGTGGAGTGGGTCAGCACGTTAGATTCGAAGACGACCAGTCAATGTCGGTCGCTCGACAAGCAGCGTTTCAAGCTCACCGAGGGGCCTCGGCCACCGATCCACATCAATTGCCGCTCGACGGTGGTGGCAGTCACTCGCTTCAGCGCTCTGTTCGCCAAGGACGCCACGCGGGCATCCGTCGGCGATGGTGGCGCTCAGCAAGTGAGAGCAGACCTCAGCTACTACGACTGGCTCAAGCGCCAGCCGGCGGCGTTTCAGGACAAGGCTATCGGCCCGGTACGGGCGAAGCTGTTTCGCGAAGGCGGCCTGAGCGTCGAGCGCTTTGCTGAGCTGCAGCTTGATCGCAATTTTGCACCACTTACACTTTTACGAATGCGAGCGCTTGAGCCATTAGCATTTGAACGAGCATTTGGATGAAAATCATTGATCTTGGCAGGCATTTTTCTGCGCCTGAAACTGTTTCATGTACTCGTCGTATTTGGTAATGGTTCCACTAATTTTTTCCTGTGACTCAGCCATTATCTTGACCTGCTCGTCAGTGGTTGTAGCGCGCATATTATCTAGGATCACGTTGCCAAAATTTATGGAGGCAAAGCCGACGTCAGGAGGTACGTAGGCAAGTAACCCATATGAGTGCGTTACAACCGGCTCAGCAATTTCCAAAAAGGTCGCCCGCGAATGCCCAGGATCTGCAATGCGTCCAAGCATAGTTCCTACCGATCGAAATAAAGGTTCCGCGTGTTCACGAATCTTTATTTCTTGTGCGTCAACTCTGGATAGGCAGCTGATAACCATCGCTTGTTTTGTGGATTCTCGACTGGAATACCAGGTTAATCCCGACCCAACAATAGCCACCCAAGCTGCGATCATTGCGATCGTGAATGGAGAGCTCCAAGCGGATAATTTCTCTGCTGTCTGAGGCTTTTCAACATTTTTACTTCCTTTTTGATGATTTTTCACGGAGCACTCGAGGCGGTTGGAATTTCCCTTTAACGGCCGAATTCTCATTCTATTGAGCAGTTCTAACAGCCCGACTTGATCGGGCTTTTTTATGCCCGCAGGCAGGGCCTGCACCTACGTCTCTGGGAGACAACCAATGCTGAAATTCCAACTGGATACCCTGGAAGGGGTAGATGAAGCCGTGCGCGCTCTTTACACCGAGAAGGACGGCAAGTTCGTACTCGGCATTGAAGGTCTGCCACAGCCCGAAGACGTATCCGGCCTAAAGGCCAAGGTTGATGAGTTGCTCGGCGAGAAAAAAGCGGCTGAGAAGAAAGCGCGCGAAGCCGAAGAGGCTGCACGCCTCGAGCGTGAAGAGCTCGCTCGTAAATCTGGCAACGTTGAAGAACTGGAAAGGTCCTGGTCCGAGAAGTACAGCAAGCGCGAGGCAGAGCTGAGCGCAATGCTGGAGCAGGAGCGCGGCACGCTGAGCACGCAGATCCGGGATCTGACCGTGGGCCGTACCGCAACTGACATCGCGTCTGCTCTGGCAATCCCAGGCAGCGCCAAAGCCCTGTTGCCGCATATCGAACGCCGTTTGAGCGTTGAGCAGCGGGACGGGAAGCCTGTCGTGGTCGTCCTGGACCAGCAAGGCAAGCTCTCGGCGGCAACGTTGGACGAGCTGAAAGCAGAATTCGCAAACGACACGGCCTTCGCGCCTTTGATCGCGGGTAGTAAGGCATCAGGCGGCGGGGCTGCGGGTGCTGGAGGTGGCGGCGGGGCCGCAAAAGGAAAAATCGGCGGCACCAAAGAGGAACGACAGGCCGCAATTGCGAGCCGGTTCCCGGATCTCCCTCAATCGTAAGGAAATAACTCATGTCCCTGTCGCAAATGCAGGTTTTCAACGAATACATCATGCCGGCGACTCTCGAGACGCTGGATCAGTATCTCGCCGCTTTCAACGCCGCCAGCCGTGGCGCAATCGTGCTGTCCCCGGACGGCTTCACCGGCGACTTCCTCCAAGAGTCGTTCTTCCAGACCCTGGCTGCTGCCCAGCGACGCGTGGACCGCTACAGCGCAAACGCTGCTGTTGCTGCCACCGACCTGGCCGAGCTGAAGAACACCTCAGTGAAAGTTGCCGGCGGCTTCGGCCCGATCCGCTACGAGCCGTCGCAGATGACTTGGTTGGAGCGTCCTACCACCCAGGGTATTGAAGTTGCCTCGCGCGCCTTCGCCGAAATCCTGCTCAAGGACCAGTTGAACACCGCCATTGCCGCGCTCGTTGCTGCGATCACCGCCCAGGCCGCCGCGGTCAATGATGTGTCGGCTACCGCTGGCATCACCTACGCCGCACTGAACAACGCTCACGCGAAGTTCGGCGACGCAAGCCAGAACCTGGTCACCCAGGTGATGCAGGGCACCAGCTACCATAAATTGGTAGGCCAGAACCTTGCGAACCAGCAGCAGCTGTTCCAGGCGGGCAACGTCCGCGTGGTGGACATCCTCGGCAAGATCTCCGTCGTGACGGATGCCCCGGCGCTGATGCAGGCCGGCACCCCGAACAAAGAAATCATCCTGTCTCTGGTGCAAGGTGCTGCCCTGGTACACGACGGCCGCGACATCATCAGCAACGTCGATACCACCAACGGCAAAGAGCGTATCGAAACCACGCTGCAAACCGACTACACCTTCGGCCTGGGTCTGAAGGGTTACACCTGGGACACCACCACCGGCGGCAAGTCGCCAACCGACGCTGAACTGGCGACCGGTACCAACTGGGACAAGACCGCCACCAGCATCAAGCACACCGCTGGTGTTGCTCTGATCGGTGACGCTTCCAAGTAACCCCTCAATGACTGCGCCGGGGCAATGGGCTCTGGCGCAGCGGAGTAGCAACGATGACTGATAACAACATTTGGTACCTTCCCGGGCCATTCCACCGCTACGAAGACAATGTGAAGGCGTTGGCCAAGAAGGCCGGCCTGCGCATCATCGATGCGAGCGCTACCGAGAGCCGCGACAATGAGGCCGATAGCCCGCCCAAGGCCAAGCTGAAACCCGAGTATGCAGCGGACGAAGTCGAAACCAATCCGGCGAAAATGGGTGTGGCAGAATTGCGCGACTGGCTGACTGCCCGAGGCGTCGAGTTCGACCCGAAAGCCCCGAAAGCCGATCTTGTAAAACTCATTCCTGCGGAATAACTCATGACACTCATCATCGAGGACGGTACCGGCAAGCCTGACGCCGAAAGCTACGCGAGCGCTGCGGATATGGTCATGTACGCCGGCAAGTTCGGCGTGACTATCCCTGCGGAGGAGTCAGCGCAAGAGGCATTGCTGCGCCGGTCTGCCTTGGCGATGGATGGCATGACTTGGAAGGGCAGGAAGATGTCGAGCGACCAGGCGTTGGCCTGGCCGCGCCGGGGTGTTGAGCTGGACTGCGAAATCAAGCCCGACAACTACCTTCCGGCTCGGATCCAGTACGGTCAGATGGCCCTGGCTGCTGAAATTCATCTGGACGACATCGACCCGCCGGACAAGCGCAGGGGCGCCGTGACACTGGAGCGTGTAGAAGGTGCGGTAACTCGCGAATACGCGACGATTTCCAACACCAGCGGCCGGCTGTTGCCTGCGGCGCCGGATCGGCCAAGCGCGACCCAGTTCGCCGACTATCTCCAGCGACGCGGATTGTTTGCGGTTAGGGCCTGAATCAAAAGTTCTCCATTTGCCTGGTTTTGCAATAGACGAAAACATTGGCTAAGTCCTCATCAGTCGCCGCTGACACGAGGTCAGTCAAGGCTCTGAAGTTGTATGAATCGAACGGGACGTAGTGTCGGGCATATTGGGCTATCAATTCATCGGTAAATTCTTCTGCGCACGTCCCCGCCAATGCGGCGCGAATGGCCTCTCTGAGAGCCTGCCTCGCCGGGAGTTTGTCCACGCTCGTAAAGTCCGCGGATGCTTTGACGAGGCGGTTAGCCGCCGCGACCAATAGCTGCACTCTTTCCTTGTTAGTCATGAGAAATCCCTATTAGGTAAATATATGGCCTTCTACGACGAAATGGCCGTGATGGCTTTGGAGATGATTACAGAGTTCGGCCAGCCTGTGATCATCAGCAGGACGGAACCGGGCGAGTACGATCCCAGTCAAGGAGCTGAAGTGCCAGGCGCAACCATCGAACAAATCGCCCAGGGCATCCTGCTCGACTTCACCGGCCTAGAGTTCCAAGCCAACAGCCTCATCAGGCAGGGCGACAAGAAGCTGAAGATCGCCGCGCAAGGCATGGCCTGGGTGCCTGGGTTGCTCGATAAGGTGGTTGCCCAGGGCCGAACTTGGTCGATTGTTCCCCCGATGAAAGAGGTCAACCCTGCCGGCACGCCGGTCCTATATGAATTGCAGGTGCGGTCGTGAGCCGGGCGGGTGCCGGACAGTCCGGCAGTTTCGCGCTGAGCCTTGCCGAGTTCGCTCAGCAAGCAACCGAAGCCATCGACGCCAGCGTGCGCGAAATTATCATAGAGGTGGGAACCAGCCTGATCCGCATGTCTCCCGTGGGTAACCCGGAGATCTGGGCGCAGAACGCCGTAGCGACCCAGTACAACAAGGCAGTCGACGACCATAACAGTGCGTTGCGCGAAGATCCGGCCAACCTCACCAAGGGTGGCAGGCTTAAGAAAGGGCGAAAGCTGAACGACGGCATGGACATCATTGCCCCGGAAGGCTATGTCGGTGGTCGGTTCCGCGCGAACTGGCACATCTCCCTTGGCGTGGTCGAGAGCGTCACCTTCGACGAGGTTGACCCAAGCGGCGCCGAGACTGTCGCTGCACTGGTGGCCGCGATGAGCGACTTCACCGTCGGCCAGATGGCCTACATCATCAACAATTTGCCTTACGCGATCCCGCTGGAGTTCGGCCATTCCATCCAGGCCCCTGGCGGCATGGTGCGGGTAACCGTGGCCCGCTTCCAGCAGATCGTGCTGGAGGCCATCAGGAACAACCAGGTATGAGTCACAAGATAATCCGCGCGTTGCTGGAGTCGCGCCTGAAGGCCTGGGCCTCCGCTCGAACACCGACGTTGCGCATCGCCTACCAGAACGTTGCGTTCGCCCCGAACAACGGCGAGACGTACCTGCGAGCGTTTCTTCTGCCAGCCGGTACCGACAGCAACGACTTGGCTGGCGCACACCGGCTCTACACTGGCGTGTTTCAAATCACCATCGTGACGCCGGCCGGCAACGGCCCATCCGGCGCCGAGACGATCGCCGACGAACTTGCAGCGCTATACCCCCTCAACGACCGATTGATTCGCAACGGCCTCACAGCCTTGATCATGACGCCAGTTGAGCCTGGGCCTGAACAGACCGAAGACACCGCGTTCGCCTTGCCTGTGTCCTTCCAATACCGCGCCGACACCAACTGAGCGGCATCGAGTTAGAATCGCGTTATGAGTAGAAGTGACCAGGACTAGCCCATGGATGATGCAACAAAGGCGCGCCTACAATGGCTGGATCAGTCAGCCGAAGATCATGGTTGGAACAACCGTGAGGAAATCAACGCGAGCGACAAATGTATTTGCAGCGCCTGCGGTCAATGGTCAAAACCATCTCAGATCACGAAGTGGCACGACGAGAAACACGCCTGCTGCCCTCATTGTGGGCTGACCGGTGTTGTCGTTGGTTCCGAGTCAGGATTGCCGCTTGAGGAGTACGAGAACAGTCGAATTCCTGAATAGCAAACCACCCAAATAATTCGCCCGTTGGGCAACCCCCGAACCCGCCATTGAGCGGGTTTTGTCATTTCTGCACAGAGGAAAACCCATGAGCGTCTCGATTCCCAACGGCACTACCTTTGAAATCGCCAGCGTCATGAGCGCTGCGAAGCCGTTCACTGCAATTTCCAACGCCAATCCCGCCGTCTTGACCGCAGCGGCCCATGGCCTGGCCGATGGCGACATCATCGTCGTTGACTCGGGCTGGGCGAAACTCAACGGCCGTCCGGCTAGGGTCATTGACTCCGACGTCGGCGACTTCGCGGCGGAAGGGATCAACACTACCAACGTCAAGAGCTTCCCGGCAGGCTCGGGCGCCGGCTCTGTCCGTTCCGCTTCTGGCTGGACCCAGATTGCTCAGATCACTGAGCCGGCGGCAAATGGTGGCGACCAGCAATTCCTGACCTATGGGTTTCTGGAAGATGACGACGACCGTCAACTCCCGACCACCAAATCGGCCAGCAGCATGACACTGCCGGTTGCAGATGATCCGGGCCAGGCGTTCGTAGCGGTCGTCGAGGCTGCGGACGAAGACAAGGAGCCGCGGCTGATTCGTGCGAATCTCCCGTCCGGCTCCACCATCCTCTACTACGCCTACGTGTCGATCACTGCGACACCGACGCTTAGCCGGAACAACATCATGACCCGGACCATCACCCTGTCGTTCGCGTCCCGTCCAACTCGCTACAACGCCTAAGGAGGCCTCATGGCAAAGTTTTCAATCGCGCCGAAGCCGACCTTTACGGTCGACGTAGCGATACCCCAGGTGGGCGGCAAGCCGGTCATGGTCCCGTTCACGTTTCAATACCGCGACCGCACCGCCCTGGCTGAGCTGTTTGACGCTTGGAGTGCAAAGGCTGAAGCCTTGAACGAACGTTTCAAAGGTACTGAGCCAACCATCTCCGATATCACTCAGGCGGAAATCGAGCAGGGTGTCGAGCAAGTTCGGGATCTGGTCGTGGCCTGGGGATTCAGCGACAAGCTGAATGACGAGTCCATCACCGCCCTGGTGAAGAGCTGCATCGGTGTTTCGGATGCCGTGGTTAAGGCTTACAGCGATGCCTTCGGCAAGGCTCGCCTGGGAAACTGACAGCCGCCGCCCGGGCTCTCTACGAGCCAGCCGCCACCGCCGAGCAATTGGCGGTATTCGGATTTTCCCCTGAAGACTATGACGAGACGTTCGAGGTATGGCCGGACGCCTGGCTGTCATTTCTCGTCATGGACGCCATGGGAACACAGTGGCGCACCGGCGCGTGCGGTGCTACCGGACTTGATTATGCCGTGCTACCCAGCGTGATGCGCCTTATTGGCGTGCCTGCAAAGGATCGGCCGACAGTTTTCCAGGACGTCCGAGTGATGGAGTCGGAAGCGATCGCTGTAATGGCTGAGTTACGCGATAACCGCCCGTGAGAACGGGCACTTATTCAAGGTGAGTCGATGAATATTGCAGAACTCGGCGTCAAGATCGACTCGGCCGATGCAATCCAGGCGAAAACGAGCCTGGATGAAATGGCGAAAGCCGGTGGCCGCGCCGAGCAGTCCGCTGTTTCGCTGATGAACGAAATGCAGGCCCTGGAGAAGTCGCTGTCCACCGGCGCTAAAACCACCCAGGACTTGGCTAAGCAGCGCGAAGCTCTCGCTAAGCTGACCAAGACCGGCGCCTATGGCGAGGCCGAGTTCACCAAGATTACCGCCCAGCTCGACAAGCAACAGGTTGCCCTAGCCAAGTCCACCATGGATGAGCAGAAGGCTCTGAACAGTCTTTTGGGTGCCATTGATCCGGCCCTCGCCGCACTGGCGAAGCTGGATAAGCAGGTCGAGTATCTGGGCAAGCACCTCGACGCCGGCCGGATCAGCCAGGATGATTTCA